ATCAACCATTGCAAAACACATTGGATCTCCATAGCGACGAAGTCAGTCGTTTGTTTGGGAGGTTTATACACATTGTGCAAATTGCTACGTGTTGCAAATTTTGTGTCACAAGGTTCTTTGGAGCCTCGCACAGAAGAGGAAGTGGCTGCGCGTGATGGTGAAGAAAATGTCTGGACGCAGGTTAGTCGCAAACCCTTGCCCATCACAACTCTCTCCAAGACTGTGACGACTAATGTTCTTTATGATATCGTCGCTAAGAATCTTGTTTATGGCACCATCCATAGAGAGACGAAAAGTGGTAAGGTTAATGCGTTTTTCCTTCGATCAAATGTTATCCTCATACCCCACCATTACTTTGATGAGTTTGGTGATGAATTGGAGTGTACCTTCCGGAAAGCGAACCCGGAAAAGAGCGGAGGAAAGTTTACAGCTCGTTTACATATGGCATCGTCTTATGCTGTTCCAGGCACGGATTTTGTCATGTGTTACATTCCAAATGGTGGTTCTTTCAGGGATATCACTAAACATCTTCCTTTATCTGATTCGCGATCTGTACCGTTTAGATTGCAATGGAGAGGCAAAGATGGAGAGTTGATCCATGGTAGAGGAATGACCAAACCTGAGTTGGTATCCACAACTCGCACTTTCCAAGGTGGTTATTATCGGAATTTTTCCATGAACACCTTTCCAGGACTGTGTGGGGCTCCACTCGTTTCCGAGACTAATGGAGCTTTTATTGTTGGATTCCATTTAGGAGGTCGATCTGATACACCATATGGATGTTATGGAACTTTGACCCAGAAGCAAGTCGAGATTGGATACGATTGTCTACGTGAGCTGGAAGGTGTCATCATTTCTGGTGGCGCTGGAGCTTTCAAGACGGCCGTGTTTGATGTTCAGCTTTGTACTGACAAGCCCATGCATCCTAAAAGTCCCTTGAACTACATGCCTCAGGATTCCCAAGTTGAATACTATGGGTCATGTCCTGGAAAAAGTACCTTCCATTCTGACGTGAAGGTTACACCAATATCT